GTCCGGGCCGTAGTCTCTAGGCTCGGCTGCGGCCAGCGCCGCAAAAGACATGACCATGAGAATTGCGAGGATGACTTTCATGATTTCTCCTTTTCTGTGTCGGGCGGAAGAATACCGTCGTCTTGCATTTCTCCTTTGATAGCGTCCTCAAGGTCCGTTATCGCCAGAGTAGCATTGTACCAGTAGGCGTTGGTGCCGCACCGGAACGTCGGTTTGTTTCCAAGCACGCCAAAGCTGTTCCCTTCGGCCGACGCCACGCCCACGAGCACTGGACGACCGTTGACCACCTTGACCACCGGGCCACCTGAGTTCCCCATACATAGCCCCCGAAGGCCATTCGGGTCAAGCGGCTGCACCACATCAGAGCGCCACATCCGAGTCCTTTCCATGACGCCGAACGGCAGCGAGCCTTGGAACGGCACGGCAAAGAGGGGAGAAATCCACAATCCCTTATCCTCTTCGTTCCTAGCCACAAGGAAGACCGAATTCTCCCCCGTCTCCGACCCATCAGGGCGCCAAGGGGCGCCGATGCCCATCACCCGAACATGAGCCGGCAGATCTTTGACCATGACGATGGCCCAATCGTGCACTTGATCAGCATTTAAGTCGTTCATGTCGATGCCGGGGGAGTCCGGCTGAGTCTTATCGGAGAAAGACGTAGGCCAGCGCCAACGAGTCCCTGCTTTGATAATGGGGGCGCCTGCCCCTGTATTGTCAGGGTAGAAGCCAACCTCGATAGACTCAGCATCCTTGACACAGTGGGCGGCGGTTAGCACAAACCCGACATTGTGTCCAAACGGCCGAAGGTCATGGATTAGAGTACCAGTGCATCCTGCTACGGACTTACCTTGCTTCATGCGCAAGGCAACCACTGAAGAGTAGTAATGTTCTTGAGCAGCCCCAAAAGAACTAAGAGGAACAGGATTAAAGGAAGCGATGGCAAGTGTTGTCAAACCGATTACAAAAGCAATGCCAGCCAAAAACTTCTTTAGCATTTAGATATCCTTTCTTTCACTTTCTATTACTTTAACCAAAGCTCTCCATAGCTGCTTTGCTGGAGAATAATCATAAGAAAGTTGCTTGAGAACCAACATGACAGTTTCCAGAGGAATAGCATCCTCGGCATAACCCCGCACCACAGTCTTATATAAAATAAGGCCGGTTTCTTCGTTCTTGAATTTTGTATGTTCTTGAAAGGCTTGGCCGAGACAGAGATAAACGTCGGTAAGAGTCTTTACCTTGATACGATCTTGTATCGATTCGGACATCGAAGCTCTCTCCTTTTAGCGATGCAGCCCCAACCGGTGAGAACGGTAGGACATCTTCTTGCGATTGAAGATCTCAGCTAGAGTATAGTCCTTCTTGTAAGGTTCTTCAAGAGGGGGAAGTCCCGCTGCGGCTGAGGCTATCTTGGCTTCTTCCACGGTCAGACGGCGGAAGTCCAGGATATCAAAGCATCGTCCCGGCCGCACCAAGGCTTCGTCAACGTCATTGATGTTTTCAAGGTTAGTAGAGAAAACCATCTTTTTGTGACCAAGCTGGATAACTCCATTGGAGATATTCAGCAGTTTGCTCATAACCTTGTTGTGGTCATTCTCTCGGGCTCGCAAAAGCAAGTCGGCGTCCTCGATAACCATCAGTTTCTTGTCTTCCGAAGTCAGGAAACTGATATAAAAATCATCCGACGCCATCACCTTCTCGTCATACGAGACCACAGTTTCAAGACTGTGGCGGTGAATTAGATGACGAATGAACGAAGTCTTTCCGGTGCCGGGCTCGCCCAGAAGTAAAAGAATGGGGGCGACTGAAGCCATGTACTCAGTAAAGTAGTTTTCCAATCCTCCTGGCACGAAAGGATAGAATTCGTCCTTAAGCTCGATATCGTGAAGAAAATCGACTTCCTGCGAATCAAATCCGGAGCCGGATGGATACCACCAATTCAGCTTGAGACGCTTTTCGTTCTTACCATACTTCTTTTTGAATTCGTCGATGACGCATTTTTCCGTGGAATAAGCATAGATCCACATGTCAGTGTGGGAACGATTGACGATAATCAAGAATGGGGCGTCTGGATGGGATGGGTCGTCAAGTTTCACTAGTGCCACAGTACCATCATACTGCTTGTTGTGTAGGTTCCATCCATCTTGCCGGAGATTTTCAATAAAATCGAGCACATTCTCATAATGTCCCCGAAGAGAAAAATTCCGAGCATACATCTCGGCACCGTCTTGGGTGTTTTTCTTCACCCAATCTACAGCATCTAGCCGATGAATGGAGACAAGCTCAGAAGCTCCGGCCACAATATTCATTTTGCTTGTTATTCCTGCTTCTTCTATAGTTGTGGTCAAAAAGTCGGCGGACGTATCCGCCGACCAATCATCATTTATTCCGAATTGGTATAGCCACTTAAGCTGTTTTTTCCAGCGCCTCATTTCCCTTACTTATCGGAGGAAAGTAAACTTTCCCCGAACGGGCAATCCACCGATCTCCAAAGTTTTTTAGAATTGAGTGGACCTTAGCATGTCCATGCAAAGGGATAATCATGTTGAGGTCAAGGGGCATAGAACCCGGACGCTCATCCGAGGCAACTTTGTCGTTTGGTGAAAGAAAGAGTTGGACAGCGGAATTTTCAACAACATAGTAAAGGCAGTTCGAATACCCGATTGGGCTCATTGGGCAGTCCCCCTTTTATACTTCCCCCGCACAGGAAGTTTAGCATGCTATAGGTTGCGGTGCGGTAGCAACCTCAAACTAGAGGCAAAAGAACTTATGGTTAAACCCCAGTGCTTCCGTACCCGCTCTCGCCCCGGTCTGTAGCTTCCAATTGTGTCGAAATAGAGAAACGAGCAAGGTACACAGGCATAAAGACAAGCTGAGCAATCCTGTCCCCACACCAAACCGACTGATGCTGGCCCGAAATATTGTGAAGAATGACCCCCACCTCTCCCCGATAATCCGAATCAATTGTGCCGATTCCCTGAGCCACCACAAGACCCTGTTTAAGGGCAAGACCGGAGCGGCTGCGCACTTGAGCTTCAACACCAGGGGGCATTTCTATCTTGAAACCACAAGGAACCAAAATTCGGTCGCCGGGCTGTAAGGAATAGATTTTGTCTTTTCCACAAGAAGCCATCAGGTCAACGCCGCTCGCCCCCAGACTTTTATACTCCGGAACGGGAGTATAGGGGTGGCCCGGCAACATCTGAATCTTGATGTCTATCGAACAAACTGTCATTACAAAACTTCTCCAGCTGCTTGCGACTTATTCGGCCGCCCACATACTCGTTGTAGTACCGGGTTGGTTCAAGCAGCGAGTGCGTCACTACTTGATGATACAGCTCGACATAATTCATCATTGCCTTGCTTGGCGCAAGATACAAAATGACTCTCGAAAAGTTTTCTTTTCCAAGAATCTCGATATCTTTTTGGAGTTCTTTGTTTGAGCCCCAGTAATCTTGCCAGTCGGAATCGATGACTGTTATGCGTCGCCTTTTCTTTCCTTTGAGTGGTTTCTTGCTGCGGCGTGACAGAAATTTCTTCTGGCCGATATACTTCCGACCATCCTTCAGATTTGTTATCTGATAAACAAATCCAACAACCCCCGACGCCACTAGGGCCTCTGCATCACCCACGGAGAAAGATTGCCCTGCCCAATACCATGTCATACAAGTAAATAGGCTCGATGATTTTAGTATCGAAGCAACTCCTGCCGCTTTCTGATGATACCTTTGAGGAATTTTGCTTCCTCAATTACGACGGCTGCCATACCATGAATTTCATGGAGTTCGATGAGGATCTTGCCCGAGTCGGGTACATCAAAAAGCTCCTTACTCGATACCAGAACACCGGGGAGCTAAAAGAGCGCCTGATTCTGAATCACATTATTGTCCTTGGAAATGTCTTTCGCCCGGAAAATGCCGTGCGGATTTTGTTTTTTAAGATTGAGAAGGAACAATGGTGTTTGCTCAAGCCCTTTCTCGTTTATCTCGGATATCTGCCTAAAGTAGTAGAGGGGCTGAAGGAACCCGTTTTCACGGATATGGTTCCTTTGGATCTTGGGATAATTTCGGTTCTCAAAACGTTAATGAAAAAAGAGGATATGGCTTAAATGGCTTGCGCTTGTTCTGGAGCTTGTAGGTCAGGCGGGGGTTGTCACAGCACCCAAGGCGGGGCGCTGGGCGTCACTGTGGGCGGGGGCTATAGAGTCGGGTGCTGCTCTTGCGGGAGCCCCTACTGCCCATACTGCGGCGGCTGGTATCAGCCCCACCGGCCCTATAACCCGTGGAATCCAGTCCCGATGCCCCAGACATGGCCGGCGTGCTCGCCCCGAGGCTGCATATGCCCACCGGGCGCCGAAGCTACCTGTCAGGGTGTGGGGTGTCCAAGGAAAGCGTGGGGCGGCGAGGGAATCGTCTGGGGGACCGGTAACAACACTTGGGTGAATTGCACCCCTACGGTTAGCACTGGCGGGTCGAATTGTGCCCCCACTGTCACCGCTGCTTTCAGTGCCGCTAATTCCATCCTTCTAAATGAAGTTGCATCGAAAATAGCAAATACCTAAAAAATGCCCCCTGGCTCGCCGGGGAGGGGGACCAGGGGGCAGGGGCGTCGTCTAGGGAGGAGACACACTCTACTCGGGCATGAGGCCGAATAGGGTGACGACGCCAAGACCATTACATAGCAAGGGCGATTCAACCTGTCAAGGCCATAAGAGCCTTTTTCAGCCGAGCGTTCTCCGCCTCTAGCTCGACCATGCGCTGGCGTAGGAAGAATGCGTCCTTACTAATTTCCTCATAGGGCCGAGAAACCATTACCGTGTCAGGCATAACCTGAGGCAGGATGACGCTGGGGAGAGTCGGCACGGGCTCGATGACAGGTTCGATGACCTTGGTTGCCACATTGTCCTGATGGATGTACCTACCCACGTCGAGGCTTTCCACCTTGCCCGATTTGAGCATCCTAGTGATAAGAGCCCCGTTAATCTTGCCGAATTGCTCAGTAAGATGTTTACGAGTGACTTCTCCCCCGTGGTTCTTGATGTATTCCACCAAGATCCAGGTCATGGAATTCTTGCGGAGGCCCCGTTTTCTTTCTCGGCCACCCATCTCTTCTCGGGCTACCCGAGCGTTATAACCCCTCATGTACTCAGCATCATCCTTCATGCGAGGATCTTTCTTTGTGCGCCGGTCCGAATACCCAAGTTGGTAGTTTCGGGTTTTGCTGTAGACTTCCTTACTTTTCTTTCTCTCTTCCGCCATCGCAAAGGCGTCGGCGATTGCCGTGTGGTATGCCACGTGTGCCTTCTCCGGCCGTTTCCGGGGATGCGTCTCCCGGTATTCCGGGTCATAGAATTTAATCTTGTGATACGCCCGGTCAGTCAGACCGATGACATGCTTCGAGAATTCCTTGCGGATGTGCATAAACGCAAGCCCGATGCGATTCTGGAGAATCATCGGGTCATCATGGCCGGTAAGGCAGACCTTAGTCAACCAAACCTCTTTGCCGTCCTTCATGATGGGTTCGGTACTGTGCATCATGATACGAGGGGCAGAAGCGGAACCTTGGTTAAACCAGTCCCGCAACTGCTCTTTCGTTTCGAAGGACAAGACCTTCTCAAGTAGTTTCATCGTCTTCCGTTTCTGTCTCTGTCTCCGCTAAAGTTGCCCCTACACTTAGCAACTCTTTGATTTTCGTCAAGAGGTTGAGGTTGACACTACCCTGCCCACCATTGGCCATCTCGTCTTCGGTGAGCATAACCAGTCCGTGCTCACCACCGAGCATCTTGTTGCCCTCTTTGGTCAGAGCGGACATGCGGCACTCGGGACAGCGCACTGTAACCCGGTACTTGGGGGCTTTCGGGGCCATCCCAAAGCCAAAGCGCATCGTTGTGTTGACCGGCAACTCAAAACCGCTCGCCAACAGTTCGGCGTTGGCTGCGGCAAATGGTCCCTTCTCCACGATATAGTGGGAAACCCGCATTCCGGTCTCTTTGCCGCCCGGTTGGCCGGTTGAGGAAGGATGCAGGCCCAGCGCCTTCATCTTTTTCGCCCACTCTCGATTGTGGTGCGTAACTTTGGACGGCTTGCCGAATTCGTGCTGCCAAAGATGCACCATCTCATGCACCAGAGTAGACAGCACTTCCCCCAGCGGGCGAGAATTCAACCAATCAGGGTTAAGGGCGATTTCGTGAAGCGGGCGACCTTTTTTCTCCCACTTACCATTCCAGAAATAACCGTAGGCGCCTCGCTTGCGGGCAACAATCAGGACGCATGTGGGGAGTTGGTTCTTGAAAAGAGCCCGGTTGTAATGGTCGTAGGCTTCCTGGAAACGCTCCAGAAGGACCCCGCCCGGTGCCCGCAGATCCGCAAGGGCCATCGTTGTGTGGGTCAGTAAGAGCATAGCTTGGTCTCCTCTTTTTGGCTATGATCAGTGGAGCGTTGTACCCTGTGTTGGGCAACCCTTCAACTCCTCATGAAGGGCTTTGGTTAAATTCAGGAATTTCTCCATGCCATCAGGAGAAACTTCCCCAAGACGCTCGGCGGCTTCATATATCGTTGCGAGATACAGAGCGCACGCTGCCGTAGCATGTCTTGCTTGGGTTGTTGCCAGCGAACCCTGAATTTTTTCCAACGCCTCTACAACTTCCGGCGTATCCCAGATTCTTTTGAAGTTACTCATGGGACTCCCTTTTTTAGAAGGTCTGGAGAGTAAACATCAGGATTACGGTAAACCAGCCCATCAGGGCGGCTGCTTTCCAAAGGTCCGTGGTGCCCATCTCACAGCCCCCCGGCCAGAAGGTCACGATGCACGACAGCGGCGTTATGACGGCGCTTCGGTGTCCAAGCCTTAAACTCTACAGAGAGAGCATCTAACTCTTGGCGCTCTTGAGTAGAGAGTTCGCCCTTACGCTCAAGGCGCAGAAGAACGAAAGCCATCCCAAGCTTGCCGGCGTCGGTGTTGTAGTCGAGAATGGTTGACATGTGAGTCTCCTCTTTGTGGTACTTACAAAATAAGACACTCTTGATCACACGTCAAGAGCATCTACATCACGTTTTTGTGATTTTTCTGCCCACCACTTCTTATAATTTTCGAAAGCAAGCCTTTGCCACTCTTGGTGAGTGCGATAGACGGGCTTCATCTTGAGAGATTTCGTGGTAAACGCCCCGTCCACGTAGGTGTCAAAGTACTCCCACGTGTCATCTTCTCCGGTCTTGATAGAGCCGGTGAAGTCCTTGGGCATGGGATATCCGCTTAAGCCCCCGCATTCCGAGCAAACATCATCATAGCCGGTGCCGGGGCGCTCGAATCCCGAACCCCCACAGCGAGGACACTCTATAAGAACAAGATTATCCCTTGTTGCGTTCATAAAGGTGGTCAACCGTCTCTTTGGGAATTTGCTCAACCCATGCCGGCGAGTGCTTGCCTTCCATGTCCGAGACGAGCTTCCACAACCGGATTAAGGCGTCAAGATGCTTTTGTTGCTTGTCGGCAATAATCCAGCGGTGGTCTCCTACCACAACCACCACCGGGAGAGTCATAAGCTGGAGAGCAGTCACCAGAGTTAGGTGCGTCTTGTACGGACCGTAACGCTGGTCATCAATCTTCGTCTCCATCTTCATTGTCATACTCCTTCTCCGAATCCTTATAGTCGGAATCATCGTCAGAGTCAAGGGGTGTGGCTTCGGCGCCACAGAACGGGCAAACCTCAGGAGTCCCTTGATCAGGGTCGTACTTAATTTCCCACTCCGAATCGCAGTGTTCACACTTTCTTTGTTCTTCGGTGGCCTCTACTGGCATTAGCTTCCCATTCCTCAATGTTGAAGTTCTTGTACTTCTTGCGGAGCCGAGCATAGACCCGCAACTCATCTTCTTTATGCCTTGCAATTTGTTGCTTTCGGGCCGACTCAAGCCGGAAGATGCGAGCAAGAAGCTCTTCATCGGTCTCCCGCTTAGCATAATAAGCTATTAACTCGTAATCATCATAAGCGTCGCCGTCTCCGTCAAACAAACACTGAAGACTCTCAGTTGTCTTCTTCTGGATTTCTTGCAGGCTCCGAATCAGTTCGTCGAGACTCACGCCTTCGAATAGTCTCACCCTCTCGCCGACAAAGTGTCTGGATTCTTCTTTGCGCATCGCTTCGTTTTTCAAAAGAAGGTTCTTCTCCCTCTTCGAAAAGACTTTGGCTGGGGAAAGCTGATCCGGATTGCTCTTGCTGCTCATCTTCATGCTCCCAAAACATCGGAAAAGGTTTCGAATCATTTACATTGCTAGGCTGGACATAGACAAGGTTTGGGGGGGTCCATGTCCAGTCAATCTTCACGTCCCCGTTGTCGTCCGGAAGCCCAGCTTCCCACTTGATATCATGGCATCCCATGGCCCGCAAAAGGTCACAGTACATGAGCGCAAAGTGCTCGATATGATACCATCCTTCTTTAGTGAGGGGCTGTCCCATCAGGCTTACATCTTGATATGATTGAGTCCTCACTTGCCCCGTTCAAAAGCAAATAATAGATTTGCTGCGTGCGGTAGTTGTCTTTGCAGTTTTGCAAAGCTTTCCGCACTCGGGGCGGAAGAAGGTCATAGTAGAACATCATCTGAGCATGGGGTTGGTTTTCTTTTCGGTAAACCCCATGCTTTATATCTGTCCGAGAAGGGGGGGTGTACTTTTTTGGCTCAGAGTTTGAAGGACTTGAAGGTGGATTCGTCCACATCGTTCCGAATGCCCCCTTCGACATAACTTGCAATCTCCACTTCTTGCGGCGCTACTTGAACTTCTTGTCCAGCAATCCATTTCTGTGTCCATGGTAATGGATTTGGAAATGACTTGATATGACAATCAATATCTAGGGCCGTCATTCTCTTTCGAGCAATCCAGTCCACATAATCACACAGAAGACTCTCATTGAGGCCAATCATGGAGCCGCCGTGGAAAAGATAGGTGGCCCATGCTTTTTCTTGCTCAATTGCGCCGAGGAATAGTTTACGGCATTCCTCAGAAGTCTCTTTTTGAATCTTCTTGAAATCCTTGTCTTCTTCGGGGAGAGCCTTGAGAAGTTGTTGGGTGCTGGCCAAGTGCAAATTCTCGTCTCGGCAAATCAGCTTGATAATCTTAGCGTTGCCTTCCATTTTCTTGATTTCGGCAAAAGCCCAAGAACAAGCAAAACTTACATAGAAGCGCACGCCCTCAAGGATGTTGACCGACATGAGCGCCATCCACAGAAATTCCTTATGTTTGTAAGGACAATCTTCTGATACGAGATCGTAAACTGACCACGTTTCTGGGGCAAGGTAGCGCACGTTGTATTCAATAAGATTATCGTAGTGTTCCGAAATGTCCTTGGCGCAATCCACAATCTCTTGAAGGTCGAGGATCTCATCAAAGACCTTGCTCGGATTTGGATATATGTTCCGAATAATGTGAGTATAGCTGCGGCTGTGGATGGCCTCAGAGTTCGTCCACGCAATCAGCCACGCCTCAAGTTCTGGTAGGGAACAAATAGGCCGAAAAGCTTCGAAGGGGGCTCGTCCTTGCACACTATCCAAAAGGATTTGTCGTTTGATATTACTGGTGAAAATATGTTGCTCATGGGGAGTGAGTGAAGCAAAATCTCTCTTGTCTTTGGTGATATCGATTTTTTGGGGGAGCCAAAAGAATCCATATTGTTTCTCCGTCAACTTATCAAGCCAAGCATACTTTTGGGTTTCGTAACGGGCGAGACTTACCGGATGGCCAAAGAAAAGATTCTCTTTGGTGTGGTCATACTTGTCAATCTCAAAGACGCTCATCGGTTTTTCTGGGCCTTTGCTTTTGCGATGCGTTTGGCTTTCGATTGGGCTTTAGTTGGAATATTGGGGCGAGTAGCTAGTACTTCCTTTAATAAAATACGGAAAGGACCTTCTTCTCGACCTTCTGGACCCCGAAGGTAAGCAAGTAAATTCCATGTAGACATCTCTTCAAGATAACTCTTGTCGAGTAGCTGTGGATTATACTCAACCGACTCACAATTATTCCAGCCACAGTCTTTTTTTGTTGGCTTAGTCATCGCTTCCTGGGCATGGTTTAGTAGCTTCCTTGCGGGATGCTTCATTCTTCAAGAGAATCATTCCACACTTAGTACACACAGGATAAGGAATCCCTCGGGACTTCTTACCTGTTACAATTTTTCCGTCAAAAGAGTGTTGTTTAATTTTTGCCATAAAAGTTTTGCAAGTCAAGTTTCAAAACATGGTCAAAATCGTACTCAGGAAGCGTCTTTGACACTTTTTTCCAGTGATGGTCGGGAAGAGCGTCGGCTGCGCTTTCCTCAATAACAACCTTGGGGTTTAAGCCAAGATAATGGGCGGCTGCCAAGCGATGGGAGCCCTCCAAAGCATAAAATTCATCCTGGAATTTGACGACACGAATAGTTGGGGGACCAGCCAACTTCATGTCATCAATAACTTCCCCCAAATGTCCATCTTCATAAGGAGGATGTTTTGCTTTAACTGTCGTCACTTCTTATTTGCCTTCCACGTTGGGTCTAGAGGTTTAACCTCTGCCTTGTGGAAAGTCAAACCAAAAGAAGGTAGGGGGTGTAGAGTGGAAACTTCTTGATTACCGGCCAGAGCATGCACGGCTGCCACGGCTTGCCCAAATTTTGGATGGGTCACAATCGAGCTATAGAGCCCTTCGTGCAGGGTTTTCTTTGTGCCTACCGTCACGTGAGGGATGTAATCAGGAAAGCTATGGAGAGCCCCGTACCGAGCCCGCACTTCCTTGTGTAGGTTGTCTATCTCGGGAGAATCCAGGACAAGAACCAAGTGATTTCCAAACTGCTTCCACTCTTTTGGGGTAGCATGGATTGGCAACGGAAAATTATGATTCTTCATTTCCGGGCAAGCTTTATTGGAATAAACCAAAGTAGTATGATAGTCCTGTTGCGGATGCAAAGTCATCCCCGCCCCGTAGTACCCAAGCTGTCCGCCCCCGGCCACAGGGTTGTAAAGGTCTTTCATGTGTTGATATAAGAGCCCCGCTGATTCGTCACTCGGAATCAGCGATACATACGTTCCAAAAGCATGATTTTCATTTAGAAATTCCCGAAACGAAAACATTAGAAATACATTGCTTCTAAAAATTCGTGTTTATTTTTAAGCCGTAGTCGTTCTCTCAAGACTTCCCGGCGCTGTTCCTCGGTCAAAACGATGGGATCGGCGCCGAAGCACCAATCTCCATCCCATACTTCAATCCCAAGTATTTCGGCAAAATGTTTAACACTCATCATAAAACATTAAGACGCCAGAGCATCCATGATATTGTTGATATCTTCGTCCACGTCATAGGAGTGGCCGTTGTCCATCACAACCACGGTATGCGACGGCTCAGCCGACTTGTGATAAAATGAAGCGACGTGATCAATATTCATCACAACATTTCGGCCACCCGGAACATCTGGATTGCGGTCGAGACACACAAGCCATCTATTAAGAACCCAAGAACTGCCGTACTGCTTGGCGCCGGCTGGTAGAAGCATTGTTTCCTCCTTTTTTATATTTCAGAAATAAAAGTGCCAGGTCTTGGGGACATCACCTGGCAAGATGCTATCAACTATCAGAAAGGAAAATCCTCCCTTCGCCCCCAACCTTTTACGCCAGAAGCTGGTCGATTACCTCGGCGCTTTCAGCAACAACAAAACTATCTCCGTTGTGCATATTTACGATGCACGTACCATCCCCGGTCTGGGATGGGTAATAGTTCGCAATCGAGGCCGAATTTACCCGAACTTTTCGTCCCTGGGCGTCCGGATTCGTGTCCGAAAGCATAAGGAAGTTCGGCTTGAAGTCATGAAACGGAAGTTTAGGGTCAGACATTGCTTATCTCCTTAAAGCTTGCAGCAATCTAAGTCATGCTCCTCATCGGGAGCCGGCTCAGTATCTTTAGCCATCGCTTCGGCCACCTTCAAGCCCTTTTCGATGACAGACATATCTTTTCGGAGATCTATAATCTCTCCGGCAAGGTCATGGGTGTTATGGTAATAGAGGGACTTCAATCCATACTTATAGGCAAACAAAACATCTTCCATGAGAAGGCTCATAGGAATCTGATTATCGGGATAATGTTCCAAATTATAACTTGTGTTTACCGACATACTTTGGTCAATAAACTTTTGCAAAACTGCACAAATCTTCAAATAACCCTTGGGAGACTTTTGGTCCCACAGAAGGTCATACTCTTTTTTCATCCGGCGAACATTTGGAACAACTTGGCGCAAAACCCCATCTTTAGACTGCTTGACTGCAACCAAGGCCCGAGCGGGCTCAATGCCGTTGGTGGAATTACTGATGGCCGCCGAGCTTTCGGCCGGCATGATGGCCATAAGAGTCGAATTCCTAATGCCATATTTTGTTAAGTCGGCCCTCAGAAGACCCCAGTCCATATGATATTTCGGCTTGCCGGTAAGGTCATCCACGTCCTTCTTATAGGTATCGATGGGCAAAATGCCGCACCCATACTTGGTATCCTTCCACCGCTTGCACGGTCCCTTCTCCTTTGCAAGCTCGACACTTGCCTTTATAAGGTAGTAGCTCCATGCCTCAGCATATTCGTGGATTTTCCGGAGCCCTTCCTTATCAATGTCCTGATAGGAAAGGCCATTCTTTGCCATCCAATAGGCAAAATTGATGATTCCAACCCCGATAAATCGACGCTCTAAGGCCGGAAGTCTAGCTTGCTCAGCGGGGTAATCTTGATAATCAATCAGCTCATCCAAGGCCCGAACAATGTGTTCGGCCGGCTTCTCGAAATCTCCCGGCTCGTTGACATTTCCCCAGTTGATGGCGGAAAGGATGCAGGTTGCGATCTCTCCCTCACCATTGAGCTTAACCGGCGTGGTCGGAAGATTGATTTCGACGCACAAATTGCTCATCCGAATAGGATCGAGAAACGCCCCATGGTCATTAGAATGGTCGGCGTTCATGATGTAAATTCGGCCGGTCTCCGCTCGCTCTTGAATTATATTTCGGAAGAGTTCGAGGGCCGGAATTTTTCGCTTGCGGATCTTGGGGTTTTTCTCAGCACGTTCGTAAAGTTCTTTGAACTTTGCTTGGTCTATGAAAAAAGCATCATGCAAATCTGGCACATCGGCGGGAGAAAACAGAGTTAAGTCTTGGCCCGAGAGCACCCTCTCGTAGAAAAGATAGTTTAGTTGTACTCCATAATCTAGGTGCCTCGCCCGGTTTTCCTCAATTCCCTTTTCGTTTTTGAGGACGATGAGATCTTCGATTTCGTAGTGCCACCACGGGAAGAACCCCGTGCAGGATGCCGCCCGGATGCCCCCTTGGTTGCAGCTTTTGACGGCTGCCTGAAAGTATTTGACGAAGTTGACGACACCTGTATGTGTAGCTTCACCATTTCGGATAGCACTTCCAACTGCTCGGAGAGCACCGAAAGATATCCCAAGTCCCGCTCGCTTAGCGGCGTACTTAACCACAGAGGTTGCCGTAGCGTTGATGCTGTCCAGCGAATCTCCTGATTCAATGAGCACACAGCTTGCGAATTGTCTCGTGGGCGTCCGGACTCCAGCAACGATTGGTGTCGGGATAGAAATGTCGAACGTCGAGATTGCGTCATAGTAATTCTTAATTGCCTTCATGCGCTTGCCGTTGTCGTACTTCCGAAAAAGTACGGCGGCGACTAGAACAAAAGCCATTTGCGGCGTTTCGAAGAATTCCCCAGTGTAGCGATTGCGGACTAGATACTTGCCCCGCAACTGTTCCATCCCGACGTAAGTTATATCATAATCCCGGCGATGGTCAACAAAAGAGTCAATTTGGTCCCACTGGTCTTCCGTGTACATCCCGAAGACTTCTTTGTCATACATCCCAGCATCGCACACTTTCTTCACATGGTCAAAAAGTCGGGGACACTCGTGGTCCCCATAGACCATTTTGCGAAGGTTGTAGTTGATGAGACGACTTGCCACATAGGCGTAATTTGGGGCCGCCTCGGAAATCATATCGGCTGCGGCCTTGATTGTCAGCTCAGTAATATCAGAGGTTTTGATGCCATCATGAAACTGGACATTGGCCCGAAGCTCAAGCTCTGAAATAGAAACTCCCGTGAGCCCTGAGCAAGCCCACGCCACTTGTCTATGCCACTTCTCAAGGTCTAGAGCTTCACTTTTACCATCACGTTTAACAACCTTGATAGAAGGCATCAATCAGTCCTTTTTTTGGGGAGTCTTTTTGAAAGAAAAGTATTTACTTTAGGGACGGGTGTAATAACCGTCCTCGGGACAGCCCAAAAGACCATCCTTGTAAAGAATCTCAAGGGTTTTGTTAATGGTTCCGTGCGCCCACTTTTTTCCTCGCAAACGCTTTTGGCGATTTGGCGCATAACGACCGCCTTCGCAAATTGCCCAGCAAATGATATCGGTGTGAAGAGGATCGTCTCCCGGCCGCCAATTGTTATTCATAAAGTCCAAAACACAATTTTTTACAGAACCGTAGTACATTTTTTATGGCTTCCAACTTGTCTTGTTCCAACGCCGAAATTCGACTTCGGCCCGAATACCCTGAAAAGTATTCAGCGCCAAGGTCTTCTCCATCAAGAAGCCAGCGTTATGCATCTCGTTAATGTCTTTATAATGCACCGATGAAGGCCAGATTACAACCTTATAATTTCCCCTCACCGCTTTCCACACACTCTTGACCACATCCACGTTTCGGGGCTCATTATCATAGACAATCACGCAATTTTCGATAAGGTCAGGGCCTCCTACTTTCAAAAGTTCGCTCGTAATCTTTCCCCCGCATGTGGCTAAGGCATTCTCTAAGAACATCGCATCAATCGGCCCCTCCAAAACATAGAACGGCTTTAGAAGGTCCACATGGTTAAGACCCCAGAGCTTGGGACATCCGGGCAAGACAAAAGTGATGTAGCGAAGTCTCGCCCCCGCATCCCCAAGAACACGTACTTGTCCGCCGATAAGCTTGTCCTCGGCATCTAACATCGGGATAAGGAGCCGGGGCTCATCGATCTCCGGATTCTCGAATTTCTCGGGGATTAGGGTGTTAACCCAAGACTTAAAGTTTTCGATATACCGAATTTCATGAAGCCATCGGGAAGGGAGTTGCCTGCCCAAAACATACTGGTGCGCCGGATGCTCGCAACCCAGCGATGCCAGCGTTGGGAAGGGGGCCAGAGCGTCGGGAGCTTCTAGCCGCTCCATCGATACCGAAAAGTTTGGATCGAGCTTGGCGGGCTTCTCTCGGGGCGCCACAAAGGCTTCCGCCAGCATGGTCTCATAGAGACCCTTGTCAAAGTCCTTTAACCATCTCTTAAAGGTAACGGCCAAGTTGCAGTTAAAGCACCCCACCCACCACTCGCCTTTGCGGTTGTAGATAGTGCCCCGAGTCTTGTGAGGATTTTTCTTGCTATCACCACACGCCGGGCAGCGGAATTCATAATGCCGCCCCCGTTTTTTGAATAGCAAAAGCCGAGCCCCTGAAAGGGCTATGTACTTCTCTTCAAGCCACATG